AGTTGATTGTATATGCTAGGAGTTGCTGTCGATTTGCATATTAACGGTATTTTTTCGCTAATGCCTGCATTATATAATTCTTTTAAAACCTGTTCAAGAATAGAGGCATCACAACTACCATTGTCTAAAGCTGGAGTTGGAACACAAATAAAGATTCCGTCGCAATCTAAGAATTTTTCATAGTCGGCACTATCTTCAAATTTTGGATCTCGAACTACTCTTTCATCATTACGATGTGCCCAATAAATTGCTTCTCCAACAAAACCTAGACCAATAATTCCTATTTTCATAGAGTAGCATCTTCCAGGCCAGCTGTTCTTAATTTAACAATGTTAGATAATTGCCATTGCTTGATGTCAAGACCTTTAATGATACCTAACCATTTGTTACGTAGCAAAGCAAAGTCATTGATAATTTTTTCAAAGTCTACAACGTCGGCTTCGCCCTCTACAAATTTTTCACAATCTCTAGAGGACAAAGCACGTTGATAGTTTTCAAGGTACTTACGAAAATGTTGACTTCGAAGTCTACGAAGTTCAATATTAAGATATTCGAGAATTGCTTCAATTTCTTGAAGCTGATTGAATCGATTTTCAACAATGCCGGGCATACTGGCAGCGGCCTTTTCAATATTTCCCGCTATGCGAGCATCATTCTTTGCTGCCAATAATTCAGCCTCATAGTATGCCACTGCATCAGGGATATTTGAGATGTCCTTTGAAACTCGATCATACCAATTCATTTAATCCTCATCTTCGTAATATTCATCTTCTTCTTCGATCTCTTCGCCATCAATAGCATATTCAATAGCTGTGTCTAAATATGGATCTACGCCTAGTAGACTATCTAAAACACTTTCTTTAATACCATAATCTAACAATGTGTTAACAAAGTCAGCGGCAACGTCTTTGCGTTGTTTTTCAGGAATATGCTCTACAACAATTGACCATAAATCTGCAATTAAATCTTCTTTCATTCTACGCTCTCCGGTTGGGATTCAATATTTGTAGTTATCTCAGAAACGGATTTTTCACCGTTTTTGATGATGTCGGACATAATTGCATCTAGCCCACCGTTTTCGTTTCTTTCCCAAGCCTTGCGGAATTGTTTGATAATTTCGCCATCGGCTGTTGTGTATACAAGGCTATTTCCTTCTTTCTTTAGAAGACCTTTTTCTTCTGCCAGATCTACCATTCCGCTATACGGATTCATACCTGTTTCATAAGGAATCTTTACCTGTACACTTTCAAAAGGTTTTGCATAACGTGTTTTCATAATCTTACAAGCTGCACGAATACCTTTAACTTCTGAAATCTTGTTGCCGTCTTCGTCTTCTTTCAACTTTAACTTACGCATAGCAACAACAATAGAGCTTGCGTAGATAAAACCTTGTCCTCCACTGATTTTGTCATCTGGATCAAACATATCTTGACTTGCGTATGTGTGGTTAGTAGCAACTAAACCAATGTTTAAACTACCAAACATATTAACACAATTACGAACAAGTGCTGTAAGTGCTTTAGGTTTACGGCCCATGTCGCCTTTTAAATCGCCTGCTTCGAACTGATTAACATCTGTAGGAGTTAACAACATACCTAGTGAATCAAGTACAAACAGAACCTTAGGACGGCTATCTTCAGGCATTGCTTTATATTCAGCAACAAATTCTGTAATAGTTTTTGCTACATCGTCAATCATTGCCATATTAAGTTTAAGCAACTTATCTTCGCTAGTATCAACACCAAGTGCTTTTAACCAATCTTCATCGAGAGCATTTTCTGTATCGATTAGGATTGGATAAATTCCTTGTGCCTGTGCTGCCTTAATAAGGTTACCTGAACAGATATATGATTTACCTGCGCCAGATTCACCGGCGAATACCGTAACTTTACCTAGCGGTACACCTTTATTAAAATCACCGCTAATCAAATAATTGAGAGCGTAGTTACCTGTTGAGATCCAATCAGTAGGATCATTAAAGCCAATTGACAAGCCTTCAATAGACTTTGTAATTGACTTTCTAAATTTAGAAATATCAAATGCTTTTGCCATATTATGTTCCCTGTAGTGGTAAGAGAGTGCGGGTATTGCCCACACTCTTTACTTTATTATTATTGACTTTGACGAGCGCGAATCTTGGCAAGAATGTCTTGCGCACGACTAGCACCTTCTGCTGCCGGAGCACTTGCTACAGGAGTAGACTGAGCTGCCGGAGCACTTGCTACAGGAGTAGGTTCTTCGTCAACTTCTTCAGCAGGAGCACTTGAGCGAGCTTTGTTAGGATCGCCTGTTGCAGCACCCATGCCTGCTGGTTTGAAGTATTGACCCCAACGGTCCATGTCATATGCTTCGCCATTAACTGATGCTTCAAACATTTCTTTCATAACCTTAAGCTCAACATCGGTTGGCTTCTTAGGCAAGAAGTCTGACAAGTTAAACAAACCATGGGTATCAACTGCGGATTTTTCTGCATCGGTTAGAGCACGTTCACGACGGCTCCACTTACTTGTAGAATAATCAGCAAAACCACCTTTGCTTGTTTTTGCGATACGGAAATCTACACCGCGGAGGTAATCAGTTGGTAGTTCTTCCAACTCTGGGTCCATTAGTGCTGAACGAATGATTTGATAGATTTGAGGACCGATGATGAATCTGCGAATTGGATTCTCTGGTGTTTTTTCTTCTTTGAGAGCATCTTCAACAACAAAGCCTTGGAAGATATATGAACGCTTTTTCCAATATTTACGACCCATATCCTCTAATGATTTGTCTTTAAACCAACCACGCACTTCTGAAAGGATTGGACATACGGAACCATCGTTATACATTTCAACACAGGGAACCTGTACTTGAACTTTACGTGAATCGGTTTCGCCTTTAATTCCTGCGAATTCCAATTTGATCATTGCACGTTCAACCCAGAAAAATGTGTTGTTAGAATTGCCATCTGGTAGGAAACGAACTACGGCTTCCTTGCCTTCTTGCATGTTCCAATGTGGGTAAATTGCGTTGTCGCCGCCGCTTGATGTTTGTCCTGTGGACTTTGATTGTGCTTCTTGAAGTTTAGCACGAATTTCTGCTAATGTTGCCATTTTATAGCCTCCTTATGCCTTTAATGTAAATGACTTTATGCCTATCGCATAACAACTATTATGCGCTTTTTATTTAGCAAGATCAAGTCCTTTCTAAAAATTTATTTCACCAAAAAAAATCCACTCTATGAGTGGATTTGGTGATAACGAATCATAGCCGCTGTTCTTGCTAAAAATAATTTCCACCGGATTTCTTCAGTAATTAAACCTTCAGGATCATCCGGTGTTGGGTCTGTTTGAATTCTTTGTAGATCTTTTCTTCGATAAGATGTAATGATATCGTCAACTTCAATAATGTTATCTTCGCTGTCATCTGCAAATAAAACAATTTTGTGAGGATTGCCTGTAAAAATTTTAGGTTTTTGTATTTTGATAGATCTTGCAAGGACCGGTCCTTTTTTGATCGCAATCTGAGCTGGTGACTCTATAGTTGTAGGTCTCCCAAAGAGTTCTTTCCCATTGAGACTCGTATTTGCCTGGCTTGTCCCAATTAAACTCATCGCAGCTAAGATTACTGCTAACCTTTTCATTTCTAGTCCTCATTAACATTATTGACAAGTCCTTGTAAGTGTTACACTACCGTCTGGATTGCGCACTTCAGTCCAAGGACTACATACTTGTTGTTGCGTATAAACGGGCGGTTGTTGAATAACCGCTGGCGGTTGTTGAACAACTACAGGACGAGTTGCGGCATATACCACAGCACCTCCAACTACAGCTGGAACTACCCAATTCCAACCTCTCCCATGATGCATATGGTGTCCGCCATGATAGCCATGATGTGGACCTGCTTGCGCACCAAAAGCAGATAAACCAATTAAACCTGCAATTAAGAGTTTTTTCATAAAACCCTCCTTGATATTATAGTAACGCCCCAATGCCAACTTTCGTTGACAAGGGGCAACTAAAATTACTTCTTAGCTTCTTCTTTCTTAGCAGGAGCTTTTGGAGCTTCCTTAGCAGCAGGTGCTGGCGCAGATGCAGCTGGTTTGGCTTCTGCTTTCTTTTCTTCTTTCTTAGGTGCATCTGCAGCGAAAGCGGATACTGCAAATAATGATGCTACTAAAGTTGCTACTAGTTTCATAGTAATTTCCTTTTTAAAAGCACAGACAATCAGTGCCTGTGTAATATTATAACGCATTAATAGGACCGAACGTTGACTAAAAAGTTTAAATTATTTTGCCCAAAAGAAAGGGCACCTAAGTGCCCTAACTATTGTATTTTCTTTTTATTATAGGCCTGCTAATTCTCTAACTCTTGCCAATTCTGCTAATTCAGGATTTTGTTCTGTTGATTGTTGTGGTGCCATTCTTTCTACAAATTTACGAGCAACTTGTTCTGCCTGCTCACCAAACTTCTTGCCTACCATTGTGCAAACACCCTCTGGGCCTTTAGGGAATGTATTAGATTCCTTATCATAGAAACTTGTGATAAACTCTGCAAGTTCTTGAACATTAATTGCTGTACGCTCTTTTCCTTGCTCATTGTCGTCACTGGCCATTTGAGGTTCGTCTTCGGGTGCTTCTTCGCCTCCTGCTTCGGGTTCTTCTTCTGAGTAGTCACCAAAATCTAATTGGCCGACTACATCTGGTGCGTTTTGTTCTAACCAATCTTTAACCAACCCTCTGCAACATGCCTCTGGATCTTCTTTTGCCTTATCTTTAATGGCTTGGTCAAGTTTAGGATCTTCAATGATGCCTTTTAAACTTTCAATGGCATTGCTACCATCTACACCTGCTGGAAAATGTTGTCCAACTAATTCTTGTAATTCTTTAATCGCTGCGTCTTTTTGATCGGGATCTTGAATAGGGCTTGCTTCACCTAATTGATAAACCCAGTTTTCAAATTTTTCAAATGGATCATAATTTTCCATTTCAAATGTTTCTTCTTCGACAGCGGCATTGTTGGTCATTGCGACTATGTCGTCGTAGCCTATCGTGTTTCCTTCTTTCATTAGTCTATATAAGACCGGAAATACATTAGCAATGTCTTCTTTAAAATTTCTAACGGTAAATTTTTCTTTAAAATCTTCTACAACGTCTTGTGGTATTTCTTCACTATCGTATGCCTGGAAATTTTCTCTATATGCTTCGTAATGACTTTGTTTAGATAGTGCCTTAATTTGTTCACGTAGTCTATTTAGAGCCTCTCCGCTTCTTTCAACAATATTGTTTGTATCTGAATTCATTAAATCATTACGAACAACATAGTTGCTAAAACTTTTTAGTTGAGCAATTTCTTCGCTCATTTGTACAATTGATTTACCAATATCGTCGTATGGTACACCGCCATTAGCCACGTGACGTTGCATAGCACGAGCTCCTGCTAAATGAATGAAAGGATATTTAAATCTTTCACCGTCTTGGTTTTCAACAAATAATGCTGAAATATTACGTGTTCTAGCACCTGGTGCTTGATCGTCTGTTAATGCTTGACTATGTTTAATAATCAAACGTGTATCCATTAGTTTTTGATAGCTTACGGTCTTAGATCCGTACATTGTGCTTTCAGTAACATTCATTGTGCTTTCTCCGACTGGTGTTGGTTGTGTTGTAACCGCAGGTTCTGGTGAATTATGGCGGCTTAAAAATGCATAATCTCGTTTATCTAAATTGTCTTTAGTAATGTCACGAGTATCAAACGCCATTAACCTACGTTTAGCAAATAATCTTAATTCTCTTAAAAATCCAAACCAATTCTTCTTTTGAAGATCGTTCATTGATTCAGTAATTCCTGTACTGAAATATACCTTCATAGAGTTTGGTTCAGCTAGGCTGATGCTAACATGGCCTACAGGTGTTTCACCTTCCATGTAATCAAAATCAAAAAATCTTGCTTCTTCTGGGTTTATTGTAATTTCGCTGGTTTCTGAACCTAGCTTTAACCCTTTAAAGCGGCTTCTAATTTTATAAAATAAATCTGTAGCAATATTGTTTGTAGCGTCCATTCTGTATTTATCACATAAAGCCCGATACAAAGATCGGCATAGGCATTTGGTCTTCTGATAATTTATCAGTCATTTTTTCGTATACTTTAGGGTCCCAGTCCGCTAGTATGCTAGACATGCGAATTATTAACAATAATGCAGCCACTAAGTCGTCGTGTTCCCCAGATTTAGCTTTAAATCCAATTCCAGTAGCAACGAATGTTTTTAACTCTGAAATTAAAGGTTTTGAACATAACTTCATTTTATGAGTTTCAATCATGTGTTTAAGTTGGCTACATGCAGAAATTTTTGTCTTATGTGTAGTATTAAACCCTTTGCGGAATTTACGCACATGTCCTTTACGTATAGGCTCACTCAAGAATAATCCGGGGAAATTTTCCTCGCCAATATTTTGAATACAAATTAAAGCAGCTTCACCTAAAGTGTTATTTTCAACACTATAATAAATTTGAGGATGACCGCCTTTTAATTCTCCCTGATCCTGGATATAAGAACAAATTTCTCTTAATATTTTTACTTGACTTTGTACTGGAGTTAAATTATGATACCATTCTGCTACTTGATCCATATGGGGCATTTCAAATACTTGAATAGCACCATTGTCACCGCCTGTTCCTAAACTAGGATCTAATGCTACAAGATATGTTGCTTGCGGATTAATCTCTTTGTACCATCGTGTTTGTCCCATAGATAACATAGGCTCAGTACCTTTTAATTCAGCAAGTTTAACTGAGTTAATTAACGTTTCGTCAAAGATCAAGAATTCACATTCAAATTCACGACGGAAACGTTCTTCTCCAATTTTTGCACGTTCTAATCTTGCCCATTCGTCATCTCGGTCTGGATGTTCGCTCCAGTGGGCAAAATAACTATGAAATCCGTTAACTCCTAATTTTTGTTCATTGCCAAATTCGTCAAATCTTTTGTTTGCTTCGGTCCAAATTAACGCAAACTGATCTTCGTCTGAGTTAGGTGTTGATGTAATGATACACTTACCGCCTGTTGCTAGTGTAGGCGATAGGGCAGTCCAGAATTCTTTAGCTTTCTCGGGAGGTTGCACAAACGCAAACTCATCACAATAAATCAATGATAGAGATTTACCACGACCAGTATTTTCTGTAGTTGTGGTTGCTTGTATACGAGCACCGTTATCGTATTCGATTGTATTTCTATTGTATGAATAAACACCTGCACGTATAAAATCTGGAAGGTTTTCGTAACCATAACGGTAACGATCCATAATATCTTTTGCACCTTCGTATTTGTGTGCGGCAATAAGAACTTGACAATCAGGTACAAACATTGTGTACCAGAGTAAGTAAGCAACGGCACATGTGGTCTTACCCATCTGACGAGGCAACATAGCAATACATTGTTTGTTGCCGTGATAGGCTTCAATTAACCGTTCTTGGTATTCGTACGGTTCAAAGGGAATACTACCTCGAACAGGATGTTGAATTTTAATAAAATTTTTAGCGAAATAAAGAGGACCTGTAACAGGATCCATACACGCTTCGAGATGTTTAACTTCTTCAAGTGTGTATCGTTGCTGTTTATGCGCCTTCTTAATTAATACGCCATCTAATGATTTTGCCATACTATTATTTACTGAAAAAAATAGGGCCTTGCGGCCCTATTTGACTATATTTGTAGATTAAGCAACGGTAAAACTTGTACCTAATGTAACGTCAGTTCCACGAACATCGACGCCGTTTGCACCTACTGAAGAACCCAAATTACGAATTCTAGTTTGTAGTTCGCTAGCATCGTTGATGTTTTTATCCATTACAACATAAATTAACCCTGTAGCAGCATCTACGGTAAAGTAAGCCATAGGATTTAATTCTTTAACAATAACTTCTACTACTTCGTCAACTGCGTCATCTTCTGCGCGAAGATCAATGTTAGAGTTGCTGTTATTTTGAACTTGAATCTTAAACAAGTTGCAATTAGGAGAATACAATGTACCTACGGTTGCCTGTAAGCCATTAGTTCTTGTTACGCTTGCCATTATTTCGCTCCTTTAGCTTCTGCTAATCGTTGCATTAGTTCTGCACGAATTTGAGATCTTAAATCGCCCTCAAATTTTTGTTTTTGCATTGGGTTATCGCCACCAGCAACTTTAGGATATGTTCCTTTTGATTTGTTTAAATCGTTGCCGTCGTGTGTTGAAAAT